CTTCTACTACATTTTCATGTAAGGGTTGAGTTGAGAACTCAGTGCCCGGAGCACCACCTGCATTTTGGAACTCTGTGATTGCAGCATCAATCTTGCTATAATCTGTTACAGCATTCTTTGCAAACTTCCTTGTGAATACAGCCTGATACTGTCTTGTACCATTTTCATTATCCACAGTTCTGATACCTACTGCACCTTTAACTGTATAAGCAGCAGCAAGAGTAACAAGCTCTTTAAGCTCTTTTACATCACCCTTGAATAGAGCTGCCATATCAAGAGAAACCTCACTGTCATCAGTGTTCTCTTTCATCACCCAAACCTTGTCCTTATATACAGCAGGACCCGGAATATTCAACCACTGAATAAGGAAATCAACCAAGAATTCCTCACCTTGCCATGCAAGTCTGTAGTCAGCACTGATATTGGCTGGTCCAGAAGTGTATTGAGGAATAGCTTTGGACTGTACTTCTTCCTTTGTAGCCCAAGCAGTTCTACCAAACTTATCAATAATCTGATACTTACCACTGGTCTGACCTACCCTATAATCTTTAGTCAGCATAAAGCTGATAGGAATAAGCATTTCAATACCATTGTTCAGTTTGGCATCAGGAGCAGTCTTACCATAAAATACTACTCTCACCTGTTCCTTACCTTCATCAGTTTTACCAACATACTCAGGCTCATTCTCAAGCTCTCTACCTGTAAGAGCCTCCAACTCTGCTTTAGTAGGATTTACAGCCACAATATTGAATGCAGCCATACCTTTGTACATCTTGAAAGAACCTTCAACTGATTCTTTACCTACCTTCACAGCCATGAAACTTTTGTTTAAATTCCTCATCTTAAATTACTGATTTTACGTGATTAATCCTTGAAAGGCATCTCATCTGCCACTTCTCCAAATGGATTTGCAGGTGCTACCTCTTCTGCCAATGCAACTGCCTCAGATGCAGGTACTTCTACCTCTCCTACAACCTCTTCTGAAACTTCTCCTTCTGGAGCTGCTTCTGTTGCTTCTGCTACTACCATGATACCAGCAAGAACTTCCTCAGAAGTGAAGCCACCAGTCATAGTCTTGATAGGAGCCTCAAAGCCTTCAATGGCTTCATTGATTACACCCAGTTCTTCCTGTGCTTTCTCAATCTTCTCTACCAGTTTGTCCCTTTTGGCTCTCAAACTCTTAGTGTTCTGGGCTGTTCTTTTAACAATTGCCAGTTCAAATCTACTTAACTCTTTCATAATGTTCAATTTATAAAAATTATTTGTCTTTGCCCTATTTCATTGGGCTTACTTTGAAGTTTATTTATGGTGTATTTCTTTTCATAATACTCTAATGCCTCTATAAAGAAAGGCTCGAATATCCCCTGTTTCAAGAGAATAGTGACGAATACTGCTGTTTCATAATAAGGCTTACTATGCTCCAAACAGTAATTCATCAACAGAATATTTATGTCCATTTCAGTCAGTCCACCAAAGGCTACAAGCCTACTAATCCTGACTACTTCATCTCTACCCATAGTATTCCTGTGCTTTCTCAACTACAAGACCTAAATCATTGGGAATATATAGAGGAAACATGCCGACAGGACTCTTTGCAGGATATACTCCATCATCATTGGTAACAAATTCTCTGATGGATTTCTTCTCTTTAGAATCAAAAGAAGACTTACCATAAAGAACCACTTCAAACTTACCCTCAGGAGTAATATATGAATCAACCATGTTACCAGTACTCTTATATTTATAGGAGATATTATCACCATTCTTGTCTTTATACTCTTCATAATGAGCAAGACAAATCATGTTCTTGTTTTCTGGTACAAGATTGATTGCATCAAAGATTAATCCCATTCCATAACCAATCTGTTTAGGAGTGTCCCAACCACCTTTCATTGCATTCTTCATATAGAAATCCTGACTGATATAATTCATATCATCCAGTACTATATTGGTGAAAGGAGATTGTGGGCTGGCTAACATCTCAATGATTTGAGCAACTTCTTTGGCATCATTGGTTATAATTCTGTTACCTTTACCAATCTCCTTAAGAGTAGTAACTTGGTACTTACTTCCACCACCCCTGAAAGGTAAAGGTTTATTCACACAACTTATCAAATAAGTTACTTTAGGGTCCAACCCTTTCAATCCAAGCTCTGGTATCTCCCCAATAGAGGTTGATTTACCAAAACCTGACTTAGCTAAAATCAATGCTTTCATTCTTCTTATTTAAAATTTTAGTCTGCAAAGGTAATCAATTTAATCAACCTGTGCAAATTCATCTTCCACTTTCTTACTCTGGCTTTTCTTATAGAGACATTCATGAAAGTATAGTTAGTCCTCCTTCTTACAACTGTCTCAATATACTCAAGACATCTTTCCAGTTCAGGCTTATTATTGGGTAGTGGAAGCTCAGTAAATGTACTCACTGCTCCATCAAAGAACAGTGGACATATTTGACCTCCTGCTCCATTATCTCTATCCTCAATAACCTGCATGAACCTTATATTGTTTTTGAATTTGGTCACATCATAACCTTCATATTCCCTTAGACCATACTTAAATGGACTATACAAACCAAGCACCAGATTTGCATCTCTGGTGGTAGTCTTACAATCTGCAAGACCATCTGATGAAGGCATCATCTTATTCAACTTCTGATTCTCAATTCCTTCCTGAGCCTGAGCTTGATGCTGGATTGCAGTGATATTGAAATCAAACTGATCCCTTTGAGTGATGAAATATTTACTCATCTTCTCAATAGTCTGCATTTTGTTCATACCACTTTCTGACATCAGATTTGAATAGTTGTCTAAGATTACTTCTACATATTCATCACTATCATTTGGTTCATAAAAGTCTATAACCTCTCTTTCCTCCTCAAGTCCAGCTTCATTCTTCATGATAACCTTCTTGAAGTGGAACTTTCCTCTACTCAAAGCAAAATTCCTACAATACTTATTAATACCTGTAGGATTTCTCTCAGAGTCAATATAGATTACAGTCTCCTTAAACTTCTGAATATATGTCACATATCTTTCAGATGCAAGTAAGTCTAATATCTCTTGAGGAACTGGTCTATCAGCAGAAGTACTCTTCAAGTCAGTTGGACTTATTCTTATTTTATCAAGCCTATATAATAGGTGGCATAAGAACTCATAGAACTTTTCTTCCTTACCCATTTCAAGGGTAAAATAGAGTATCTTCAACCTTAGTTGGTCAGGGTGCTCAATTGCATAGAAGAAGGGTTCATAAACAAGCATATAGTCAGCAAGTTTTGATTTACCAACCTTTTGATTTGCAGTAATAATGTTATATCTTCTTTTCTCTATTCCGGGGAGCCATACTCTTAATCTTGGGAAAGACAATGGAATACAATTTATCTTGCCATCCAGTATCCTCTGCCTTCGGAGTATTAACTTCTCCAGTGCTCTATCAAATGAATCCTTCTCTTCCATATCAATTTAATGTAGATGTCCAATTATCAGTGAGGTCACTTTCCTGACCAGCATTTTCAATGTAGTTAGCCAGTTCTGAGATAGGTACTTTAGTACCATCCTTTACCTCTTCTTTCCAAATGAAATATTGAAGCAATCTCATGAACTTATACTCTCCATTGAAGCCAGAAACATAGGCTTGAGTTGCATTGATGATTTGTTCATCAGTGTAATCATTCCCATACTTCTTAAAGAAAGTCTGTAACTTCCTCTTAATATCAGTTTTATTCCCTCTCCAATACTGATTGTTGAAGTTCTTTCCTTCTGGATAAATGGATTGAAGTTGAGGTACTAATGCTTCAATTCTTTGATTGAAGTCATCAGTCCCAACAGACTTATCAGAATCAAGAATGATATTATTGACCACATTATTTCCCATAGAAGTTACAAATAACCCTACAGGAAGATGTGTTTCCCTATCATAACTTGTACTGATAAGTCCTTTTTTCTTCAACTCACTTTCAGCAGCATTGAAATCTACATTGTTTTGAATAGCTATCATAAGTAAGACCTCTCCAAGAGAAACCCCACTCTTTTTAATAACCTTGTCATTCAATGAGATTGTCATACTCCTATCCAATCAGCAATTCAACATGAGCTTTCTCAACTTTCACAGCCTGTTCACAAGCCTCCACAGATTCATTCACAAGTGCAGCACAGTTCAAGAAATATTTCTCAATTTCTTTATAAACCTTTGCAGCAGTAGCAAATGCTTTACCTTTTGCTCTGGATTCTGCAATCCTCTTACCTGCTTCTTCATTAAAGGCATCTTCTTCATTGCATCTTGCAATAGCCCTCACTTTGAATGTGCCCCTGTTATCTACAAGTGGAAGATTAGCCCACATATTACAATAAATATAATCCCATGCAGGATGCTTATACAACTGCATATCACACTCCAGAACACAAACCACTACCTTCTTTTCAGGATTTACAATGTAGTTTGCTTTAGTAATCTTAACTCTGTTTCTCATACTTTTATTTCACTTAAATTTGTTTTCACAACCAACTCTGGATTATAATCCTCAAGCATCTTTTCAACTAACTCCTCTTCCCTTGTACCACTAAAGTATGGGATAATAATGATGGGGTCTTTGTGCCTGAGTATTCTACCCAATCTTTGTTTGATGATAATATCACTACTGTTCAGATTAGCATATAAACCAACTCTGCAATCTACAAGGTTCATACCTTCATTCAACATATTACATGCTGTGATGTGGTCCAACTCCTTATGATTAAACATGTCAAGTACCATAGAGGATTCTTTGTTCTTACTGTTAATACAGTTTTCCCCTAATATTTCTGTCTGCTCAATAGAACTACAGAATGTAAGTACCCTTTCTGATTTCAGCTTCTCCAGAAGAGATAAGATAATAGGGTTCTTTAATTGTGAAAGGAATTTGAGCCTTTGACCTGCAAGGAATAACCACTTTGTCTTTACTCCTTCATTTCTTGTTCTCATATACTGCCTTTTCCAGAACTCTATTTTATTCCCTAACTCTTGGACATACTGATATGCAGTACATTTAATATGCACCTGAACTGATTTATCCCTAAGATATGACCATCTGTCTTTATACAGACATTCTTTAATGATTCTTGCCTTAGGATGCTCTATCATTGTATGTACAGCATGTATATTATCAAGGTCAAGAGGTATAAGAAATACTCTTGGGTCAGGAAGGATTTCATTGTCTATAGCCTCCTTCATCTTCACTGTATAACACTGAAAATCAGGAAACAACTGACTAAGTTCCCACTTCATATCTCTGGTAACTGTTGCTGAAAGCATGATAGAGTGAGATATATTCATAGTAGATACAAATTCCCTGCATCTTTCTGACATGTGCTGTACTTCATCAAATATGACACAATCCCATTCTGATTCTACATGCTTATTCAATCCAACATAAGTACTGAATTGTACTCTTTCAACCCAAGATTCAAGTCCCCATTTGATAAACTCCTCTTTCCAGTTATTTATCAGGACTAACCTTGGAATTACTATAAGTATGCTACTGGGGTTATCCCTTAAAGCCAAATCAATGCCTATCTTAGATTTACCAAAGGAAGTAGGTAATTGAAGCAAGATACTTTGAGATTTTATCTCAAGAATTTCCTTCTGTACTTCCTTCCTGTCTATTTTGCTCTTCTCTGAATACATAATAATTTTTACATTTGTGTGATTTACTTTTTAACACAGTATAGCTAATAACTTGAAAGGCAACCCCAATAAATTCAGCAGCCTCTTTTAGTGTATTATACTTATTGACAAAATTCATATCTAAGTCATAAATATACACACCTTTCTGCCTTTTTGGGCATTTATATCCCTTTTGATTTTGGGGCAGTTTAGCTAAATGTTCTGGAGACATCTTTTTCCCAACCATAGGATTCAAAGGCATCCTTCCTTCATTTATAGCCCTTCTAACTCCTTCACTTATATGCTCCCTAATAACATCAGTTACAATAGTCCTTTTTGCCTCTAACATAATATTGTATTCAGGCTTTAAGCTATCTATGTAATTCTGTTCAGTTTCCAAGAGGGATTCTTCTGGACATCTGCATAATATAAGAAAGTGAAAGTTTTCTTCACCATACTTATTCCATGCACTCTGCAAGTATGAGTTAGGATGATAACCACCCCTAAGATTAGCCCTGTGTTTATACCATCTACTATAGATATTTCTACTGCTGCCAATATACTTCTTATTATTAAGAATATTGATTATACAATAAATACCTGACACTCTACAATTGTTTTTCCTTTCCATATTAATATCTTTTGTACTTCTACAAAGATACAATAAGGTTATGAACTACACAATAGTATAAATATTTTAGTAACTGGTAGGTAACTCACAGAGTATAGCATTACTCTTTATATTCATTATCTCTTCCTGAGCCTGTTTTCTATCCATATCTCTTGACAATATTCTTTAGTTTTGTTATATATTGCGGGTCTTCCGCATAACCTATTTCCTCCAAGAATTTATAATAATCATTCGGGGGTTTGTATCTATACTGTATGTAATTAAGATAAGCAACTACACTCTCACTCCAATGATTGAACTTATAGTAGTCTTTTGACCTGCTATTATACAGTCCAAACAGGTTATTATATTCCCTGCATACCTTAGACCTGAAATGACCTGTCTCAAGAATAGCCTGAGCATATACAATGTTCTTATGTTTAACATTATAATACTCTAAAGCCTCCATAAGATAATCATCAGGAGCCTCTGATAGTAAGAACTCTGGTTGTTCCAATCTCAACACATCCACCTTTTCAGGTTCCTTGTGCTCCTCTTGATGGTCTATATAGTATAAACCATATAGACCACCAATCAGTAAGAGCATAAGGATATTATATACCCTTTGTTTCATAACATTTGTTTTACATTTGGCTCAATACTGTCATTGTAGTACACCTTATCAAATGGAATATCCAAATGTGATGTAATTGCTTTATACTTTAATATTCAAGAAGTTCTTAATTATAACCAAAACTTGTCCTACATAGGTTTCACCTCTCAGACTGAATAGACACTTGTCATAAAATATGTCTGGTTTACCATAGGACTTAACAATATACCATATAATAAAGGCTGCGAATAGCACAATATTGAGGAAAGGAATCAGTTCAATAAGAAGAATGATAATAAGCACCCACAGGGGTATCTTTATATCAAATTCTTCCTTAGCCTCAAGACCTTTATAGTATTTACAATGAGTGTCCTTTAACATCCCCACTATAATAATAGTGAGGAATATTCCAATTAAATACCAAATCATAATTACTTCTTATCAAAAGACTTAGTTATGTCCATGAGCATCTTAAGACTCACAGCATCCATAGCATTATTTCCAGAACCATTTCCTCCAAATATTACAGATGGAACCCATTGTACCTTAGAATTAGCAAGTGCTTCTGCAACACCTACAGCAGTCTTATAGTCCCATTCAGCCTTTTCTGCGGGAGTTAAACCTGCTGCAACCAATGCTCTATTAGCTGCTGCTTTAGCTTCACCTTCTGCCTGAACTTTAAGAGCAACTTGTTTAGCTTTCTTAGCTTCAAGTTCTGCTACTTCAAACTCCTGTTGGGCTTTGGTTACAGCTACAGCTTTCTCTTTCTCCTGTTCCCACTTAGCTTTCTCAGCAGTTGCCTTACCATCTTCTGTAATCTGAATAGTCCTTTGAACTGCCTCAAGTGATTTAGTCTTAGAAGTGATAATTGCTAAGTTAGCTTGCTTCTGTGCATCAATTTGTGACTGAGTTGCAGCATCATATTTAATATCTATGATACTAACCAGACCACAAGTTACACCATATTGTGAGAAAGGTGAGTTCTCCTGTCTTTTATAACCACCCGGAGAATTACCATCAGCTATAATCTCAGACTGTGCTCTTACTTCCTCTTCACCAGTGATGTCATTAATAACCTTAGTCTTTAATACTCTGGTCTTATATACACCATTATTCAACTGGTCTGTAATATAAGCAATAAGGTCAGTCCTTGTCTCTGATACTGATTCCAATGAAGACATAAGAGGACCACAAGAAGTTACAACTTTATACAATGTAGGTTTGACCAAGTTAGCTATCAATGCTTCCTCAGAACCAAAGTCTGTTTGTATCTTCTCCATATTCTTAGCATCATTAGGCATTACTACCCTGAATGAACCAACAATGAAACCTCTACCTTTGTCATTGAATGTAAGTGCTGCTGCTGGATTACTTCCTGCTGCTACATAACCATCTTTATTCTTCTCAAGACCTGTAAATTCTATCTGTGAAGTCTTTGAATAACTTCTTACAGTACCAAGCCCCTGCCATTGCAATCCACCATCAGTCCAGACTACATAATTACCTGTTACAGGCATCTGACATACATAGTTCTTTGACTTGTCTGCATCTTCCCATAATGCCCCTGCCATTGCAATCATAAGAACTGCAACAACAGTAATAATAATACCAAGGATTTTCCCCTTGTTAATTGGTTTTTGATTTGCCATCTTTTCTCTTTTTAATGTTAGTTTTTCTTTTTACTTGTTTCTTCTCTTCCTGAGACACCATCCAATAGTAGAATGGAATACACAGAAGTGAGAATTTGATTTCTCTGTTTGTTATTTTCCACTTGCCAAACAATTGTCCTATCACCATTACATAGTATATAACAACAAGAACAACAAATGCAGCAAGTAATACTCTTGCATAAATCATGATTTCTTTTTTTTTTAAGTTATTCTTACCACATCAGCCATGATAAGTATTTAAGAGGATAGCCTATAGGTGCATGAGTTCCTCCAAATGAATTAAGTTTCCCTCTTGGGAATTTGATTTTATATTTATACTTACTCCGATATCTGGCACAATGCCCCCACTTCTTCTTAGTTAAAACTCTTCCTTTACTCATATTTCCAATAGTTTTATGTAAGTTCTTCCACCATCCTTATCATACCATAGCAATAGTATATACTTGTTATAGCTTGTGACTAAATCAAAATAAGGGTGGTATCTAACAAAAGTACTTATAACTAATACTCCCATTAAGATTAATACAAATAACATACTACCTCCACTATAAATAATTTAGTTATCCAATACAGCATAGGTGAAACTCACTCCACCAAGCTCTTCCACAATCCTTTTAAGATGTGCTTCAAGCCTCTGTTTCTTAGTAAGTCTCTCCCAATCTCTTGCTTTCACAAAGTAAGGAGCTTCTTTTCCTGTCATGTAGTCATAAGCATCCATACTAAGATTGAGTGATTGACCAGCAGGCTTACACTTTCTGGTCTTTACAGTAATGGTTTCAGCATCTTTCTTACCATCCTTAAGACTTTCTACTCTCACATTGAAAGTGTCATAACCTGTGCCTACTTTTTCTTTCTCAAGAGCTTTAGCCTGCTCTTGGCTCAGCATCACACTACCTTGTAATGTGACACTGAGACTCACTTTGATTTCATTATTCATCTGAATCTTTGTCTTTCAGCATAGCTCCCATAAGAAGCATACCCAACATGGCTTCTGGACCTTCCCCTGCCAAATTCTTAGCTGTAATACCAATAACAATCTTTTGCTGTTGGTCTGCAATGAAATTCTGCAAGTTCATAGGCAGAGTACCAAGCAGGTAAGCAATTACAATAGCCTTACTCTGGTTGTCTTTTAGTTTGCTCAATTCAATCAGGCAGTTATCCAACACATCTTCTGCATTGGTATCACCTGTCTTTTTACCAATGTCAATTACACCTTCCCTCAAATCATCCATTACTTCTTTAGGAAGTGGTTTGTAAATACCTAATTTTTTTCTCATGTTTTCTGCGAAGCTCTCAGCTCCACTCTTTTCATTTTTCATTGTTTTTTTTTTTAGTAAAACATATCTTAATTATCACAAGAATGTGCATAAAAAGAAAAGGCTACCAGTAATTAAACTGATAGCCTTTAAAAGATAGAATATTCTACAACACCTTTTAAATTGTGTTCCATTGAAGGAACTAAAGTTAATATAAAATCTACTCCTTTCTTACTTAAAAATTCAATATATAATCATAATATGAAGTAAGTGTTGTATATCACTAATCTTTGTGTGGGGATGGTTAGACTCGAACTAACATTTGATTGTTTTACTGACAATTGTGTAAACCTTGAAGTAACTCTCACAAATCACTAATGCTTCCATAGAACAATTGTAAGAGGATAAAACTTGCTTTATTTCACCACATCCCCATTTGTTTTAATTGTGGAGGGAATTGGACTTGAACCAATGACCTATAGATTTTCCCGCTTATTGAAGTAACTCTGTTCCACACTAACATATTATTGTAGAACCTTAAACAGAGTATAATTTGCATTCTATTGCTCTACCAACTGAGCTATCCCTCTGAAATATGCCATAGAACATTTAACAGATTATCGTAGATAATTTAGGAGATTATTGATGTAAATCTGTAATACACTAATGGCATTATAAGTTAATGTTGTAAGAACAACTAACAGACTATTGTTTGGTAAACTATATCCATATTAGCTTGAAGTAAGTCTATTATACACTATACAACATTATATTTTACTGTTCCTCAAACCTATTCTGCAAGCCTTCTAAAGCTGCAATATAAGTTAGGAAATGTTCTGACCAACCTGAAATCTCAGCAGTCCATCTACCCCTATAATTCACCCCCTTTATATTGGTAGATACATCACAAATGTAATTGTAAGTACCAAAAGGCTCAGGAAGGATAGTTTTATCATAGTAATAATCCATATCCTGTGAATCTGAGAAAATGATGATTCTATCAAAGTGGACATCTTTAAACTTGGCTTTACACCAGTCTAAACATTGTTTAGTGAATATACCTCCACCACCAATATTACCTCTTGTGTCCATGATTTGCTTGAATACACCAAATCCCTTTTGGGGATATTTGATATGTTCAGATGCTTGCTTTCTTAGGGCATCTGTACCTGCTGTAGCCACAAGTTCATAGTCCTCACATTGATTAATAGCTAACATAGCCATTGCACATGCTTGGTCCATTCTACTGAACTGTGACCTACCAGAAGTAAGACTACCCATAGAACCACTAACATCTACTATAAACAAGGTTTTACCCGGAAGTTTAGGTAGATTCTTATATGATTCCAACATAGCATCTTCAATATCTCTGCTGAACTCAGGGTTCATTCTTTCAGCCTTTAAGAAGTCAAGAGGCAATAACATTGATGATTTGAGTCTTGTCAATCCCTCAACAATAACTCTCCTATCAACATCTGCTTTCTTCATGTTATTTATGTTTCTCAACATAGCCAGACCACCAATCTTATTCTCAAAGATTAACTTAGTCCAAGTTTCTTTCCTGTCTTCACCAGCAGACAATAACACTTCCCATGTTTCAGGGGGTGTAAGAGTTCTGTCAGCTACTTTTTTGAATAACTTGGTTTCATAATCATTGTTTGGCTTAGGTCTGCACAAGAACATAACATCTCTCAGCTTAATGGCTGCATCCCTGTCATATTTAGCCAGCTTGTATTCATTGAAATTATGAAAGGTAGCACTTAATCCTTTCTTAGCTTGGTTACAGATGGGCTTTTTACCATCCTTCCAATATAATGCCAAGAAATCTGTAAGCATATCAGCCCTTGTAATAATCTTAGGTAACAAGTCAGCCACAAATAGTTTATGTTCAGGATATTTACACATTTCCACTGCTATAAACAGGGGTGTATGTCTCAACTTCTGCATTAACCTTGCTTCAAGAGCAATATTATACACATTAGCAGCAGGACACAAAGGTATCAATCTTTGAATTTCTTCTGCTACCTTCTTACCATCCATATATGCAACATCTTCCCAAAGAAGATTAGCTAATACAGCTCTTCTTAATAATGCTACATTACCCTGTTTAGCTGCCAATGCACCTAAACCCCCCAGCCAGTCTTTCTGTATCCAACTTTGAAGTTGGTTTCACTAATGGATTTAACTTTCCCATAGAATTGTTTCTTTATTTAATTGACACTGCAAAGATATGTCAAAGGTTTCATATACGCAAATATATTTCCACCTTTAACATTCTTTTGTTATTTAATACCAAATCTCAGGCAAATAATCTTTGCCATACTCAAATGTTGTTTTCATCTAAATCAGGATGTTTAAATATTAAGAATCTGCAAGCACAAGCTACTATTAAATGTTGTACACCTGTTGCAGCTAATACTCCTATTACTATCAGGTTCCAATCAGGTAATGATTCCCAATTAAATAACCATAATGCACATAAGAAGAATGTAATCCAAGTAGAACTGCAATATATACAATAACCAAGAGGATAAGATACCCACCTTCTTAATTCATCTGCAAAGGATAATTTGTAATATATACACTCTTCTTCCAAATCATCTTCAAGTTCAGCCCAAGGTTTGAGTACTCTATAATAAAATCCATTGAATATCATTCCCTCAGCCTTAAGACAATTCCTATAGAATATGCCCAACAATCCTCCTATTATTCCAATTAGGATAAACTCACTCATTAGCTGTACCATAGTTATCTTTTCTTTTTCTATAAGCTGCCTTCATATCTTTATTCATTTACTATTTCCCAACCTTCCTCAAGAGCAGGATTATCTGTAATACCTGTCTGTAAGTCATTCTGAAAATCTTCATCTGACAAAGCTATGCCATCTTTGCTATGCCAGTATCCACAACCCTCACAGAATGTTACCCAGAAGGGTTCATTATCATTACTCTCCATTAATGGATGTGTAACTCTATGAGACTTAGCTGCCTCAAGCATTTCTTTGTAGTTCATAATTAGATATAATATTTTAATGTTTCTTGTAATGCCGTTTCAAGAGCTTCTTCATAAGTGGGATAATCTTCATAGTCCCCATCAATATTTATAAAGCCTTCCATAGAACCAGTGGTATATGTCCAAATATTATCGTCTTTAGCAATAACATTAATGATTAGCTTATGAACATCTCTTAACCACTTTTGAGCTAATGACTGGGTAGGAGCTATCAGATTATAGGAAGTATTACCATTTTTGTCCAATTCTATCTGATTTAATAGATGGTCCTCTGTATCTAATCCTCCTTCACAGCCTATAAATAACTGGATACTGTTGTCTTGAAGAGTAAAACGTTCATTATCCGTATCATAATGATAGTGATAAAATGATTTACCATTAAATCCTTTTTCTTTCAACAGATTAGCTGTCTCCAGAGATACTAAAACTTCTTTCATATATTATGTTTATTAAGAGTTACTTCTAATATGCTTTGATTCTTTACTAAGAACAAAGTTCAACCTAAAACAAGAAAAATAGCTTACCTATCAGCATTCAGGTTCTTATTATTTACCCATCCTAAGACCTTCAACAAAGAAATCTATGCAGGTGGAGCATAAGGGACTCGAACCCTTGTCTTACCAATCTTTAATAAAAGAATTACACATGCTTACTATTTTTAATGTGGTTAGTTATCCACTGGGGTTGACCAGAAGTCAACACAATCCACCACTTGCATTAATCTATGCAAGAAATCCTTTGTTTGCACCTTTCTGTTTCAAAGCAAGTGCTGCTTAGCCTAATTTAGGCAGCAACTCTATAAGTGTTGTCAGTTATTGTTTTGATGTCTCTCCATCAGTCTCTGCATGTTCTCTTACCAAATAACCAGTAATCAAATCCAAATTATGCCCCTTGGTAAATGGATTCATTTCATATTGAAAGAATGTCCTAACAAAGTCAAATCAGTTTCCTCTTGAAACTTAATTATAAAAGTCACGTAACTTCTTCTTTGTACCTCCACATTTAAGTTTTGCATTAAGTGGTTATGGCTTGCCCATAAGCATCACATTTTGCTTTTCCCTTAGGTTCCCCTGCTTAGTAGAAATAGTGGGCTAAATCCCCCATTGTATCTCCACTGAGACTCGAACTCAGATATATAGTTTAGAAGACTATTGTTCTTTCCCTTGAACTATGGAGACATCACAAAAGGAGACCTATATTCACATACCAGCCTCCTGTAGCAATATTACTATTGCTCGAACTAAAATTGAGTACCCTCACCCAGAGTTGAACTGGGGTCTATTTCTTAGGAGGAAATTGTTCTATCCACTGAACTATGAGGGCTTCTATATTATAATAGATTATTTATTATCCACCTAACAGCTCCACTATGCCATCTATTATCTTTTCTCACTAATAGTCTGTTAGCTTTGGGGAATATATCTATTATACCAAAGTTAGTAGTAGTTATAGTGAACTTATCCACTGACCTTTCAATATATGTAACTTTGTCACACTCTTGTAATTTTGGAAGAGTTTTCAGACAAAACTTATCATATTTGTTCTCTCTAATTTCTCTCTGATAGTCTCTGAAAGCTCTAAAATCATCTGCTAAATCTCCCATATCTTTCTTGTATTAAATAGTTTAAAAAGAAATTGAGTAGCTGTGTTTCACAACATGAGCTACTCTTTAATTAACCTTATATAAAACACATACCTATAATTTATCATTAAGATGGTTGAAATATTTACTTAATGTAAGTATCTCAAGCTCCTCTTTGTTAATAGTTTTATAACACACAAATACAAGTGCAGCTATAAGTATTGTACCATAAAAGAAATATCCTTAGTCATAAATACTATCTACACCCATCATGAATATCATGGTTACAAGGATAGTCATGTATAATAATATACCCTTGAATATCATTTCAATCTTCTTCATATCTATTGATGTTAGTAGTTGGATAAAACAGGTAAAGAATACCACAGATTACTGTTATTATTGCTGTAATCTCAGTGACTATACCACACATAGCAGATAATACTCCCATTATTGCTATAAGTCCGAATGTATTTTTCATTTTAAGAATTCTGTTACTGTAATAATATCATATTTAATGTGATTCAATAATGCCACATGCTCAGCTTCTTCAACTGTATTTGCATAAATATCTCCAACATTAATGAGGTTATTACCTATGTGTTTATACAAGGTGTACTTATTATGCTTCAATAATCGAGTATATTCTTTTAAATCCATTATCTTTTTCTTTTATATTTATTGAACTCTTTTCTTGCAATATCACCTTTCTGGAAGGTCTGCATTGTGATGCTATTGTCTGATGCAATTACTATTGACCATTCAAAAGCATGTGTCCCAAACAGTGAAACTGTTCTACCCAATTGGTCTGTAACTGTAGCTCTTAATGTAGAGTCGCAGTTACTTCTGTTGTATTCCTTTGCCATAATTATTTTATTAATCTTAATAACTCTCTTTCTTCCGGCTCTTTAAATCCTCTGGATACTAAGTCATTATAGTTTGATAATGACTTTGGTAAATTGAGGTTTATTTCACCATAGAATGATTGAATATACAAAGGATTGTCTTTGTGAGCTTCTGTAGAATCAACCTTTTGATAAAGGTTATTGCAACAGCTTAAAAATTTTGGATGTCTCATGTGTTTATAAGTTAATTTGTTAATAATTGAAGCACATACTGGATTTGAACCAGTGACCTTCACAATAACTACCTTTAATTAATCATTATGTGATGCTCTAACCACTGAACTAATGTGCCCTTGATATTGATGTTATTATATCCACCCATATGATATTCCTTAAATAGGCTGACTGTCTTCTTAATATTCCTTCTAACTATTCCTTTACTCGGTTAATAGATATGAGTCCCTCTGGGTTGCTGGATTACCTCTTCTGTTGATAATTATGTCTTAAGTATTAACACTACTGACTTTTGTCTCAAGCAGGACTTACAGGATGCCATTCTCTACATATTATTTCATCTTTCAGGTGGATGTTTGTTTAGTCCCCTAAGTGGTCAATACTTACAATATAACCCCATCAAATATCTTATCCTTATCATCTAATCTAATATATATTTGTTCTCTCTTAACACATTTTAATGGCATGTGTTCTGTCAAATGCTACTATTATTCACATCTGATTGCCTAAATTAGCCCATTGGTATGCTTACTGTGTGCTTATTATATGCCTTTTTGTGGTCCAATTAAACTAAAAGCACTGTTTAGTCTAACAATGTAACCAGTAAATTCAGTTATTCTATTACTCCTCTTTTTCTTTTTGACATGTCTTTGATTGTGGCATAATGTGGGTGAGATGATATGATAAACCACTCACTCTTCCATCATTTGAACCATCAAACAATCATAGTTTGAAACACTCAACAAACATAGAAAGAAAGCATAGAGAAAGGACATTTAAGACCTATTCATTCTTGCACTCTTTTATAGTCTTCAAAGCATAAAGAAAGACTACTCAAAGCATACAATATTCTTCTAAGTACTATTAATACTCACTAACAAATGATGTTAATGATATTAACACTCCAGAAGTGGAAATAAATAATAAGCTGGGAAAGTGCTAAATAAAAAGCCTATTATCTACTTCACTTCTGGAGTACTATAATACTTGGAAATAAATATTAGTGCTTGATTAGTCTGTTTCACCTAATCTGCACTCAGTATAATCTAAAGAACAAAGCATACCTTTCTTTCAAGGGGTTTGACATTGTTTATACCAATAGATTTATCTGCCCATACCTAATCTTCCAAGGAGTTTGGGAATATTTGGGACCCAAGTACTATTAATACTAAGAGAAATGGTATATTGGACAGAGATTAAATCTCCATCCAACAATTAGCCACCCAAACAAATGTAGAACCAGCATGATTCATATGCCAATTACCATTCTCAGTATATTGCTTTGAGAAGGCTTCATCAGAGTCTATACTTGATGTATGACCATCTAACCAAATTATCTTGTCCATAATACTATTAATGCTTAAAAGATACTATTAATGCTCAGAAGAATAAAACAGAAAGAGGGCAAAGCCCTCCTTCATTAGAATGTTGCCAACACTGGTGCACCACCTGTGCCTTCTTCATGCAATAGCCAGAATGTGCTACCATCAGGTGCTTCAACATTTGATACCATTGGATGTGTAGGAATACCCTTCACTGCAACTGCTCCTGTCTTTGAACCAAATGTGAAGAACAGCTTGTTGGTCTTAGGATTCTGTTTCACTTGGATTTTGTCTACATGTTGAGCTGCTTTAAACTGTTCAACTGTCAATGTCTCACGGAATTTTAACTGATTGTCCATAATACTTAATGTTAAATTGTTAATGAATAATTGTTTAAACCACGGGGGTGGAACCCCACTGGCTAAGTGATGGGGGAGGTGGGGTTGGTGTATATCCCCCTCATGACTATGAATCAAAAAAAAAAA